CAATAAAGAAAGCGTGGCGAAGTCGGATTAACTCGTCGAATAGAATAGTATCATCTAACTCATTCGCAGCTGCTAAAGTTTTTGGCCCAATGTTTCCGTCAATAGCTACGTGTTTGCCTAAGTTATTAACCGCTTGTTGAAGGGTTATGATTGCTCGGTGTTGACCTGAACCCCATGCCATGCCCGTAACAATAACACCAATAGAAAAGCACTTAAACTCGTCAGCTCGACATTTGTCCCAATAGCCCTTGCGGAAGATTTTAAACCAATCCTCGTTGCTCATGTTTAAGAACCTGACGTTGTTGTCGTGTCCGAACTGACCTACCCACGACGAGTAACATATCCCCATGTTCGTGTGGTATTTCTTTCCGTCTTTTAGCACGGGGCAGTAAAGCGCAGAACAAGAGTCGGAAGGGTCACCGCTTAGACCACCTTCCCACTTCTTAATAAATTTTACGTAAGTTTCTAGATTCATAAGGTTTTTTTGACTAAAGTACACGTTTTTTTAACATGACAAAGACAAAAAACACAGTGAGCAAAAAGCCTAAAATAACAAATAGTTGTTTAAATTGTCTCACGGGTTTGTTGCGTTGCACTACTCGTTCACGTTTAAGGTCGTTTTTAGCCGATTTAAGCGCACTTTGTAGTGAGTCCTTATACATTAATCGAATTGTACGCAAAGAGTCGTTAAAACGCTTGTATTCGAATCTTGTTTCGTAGCGTGTTTTTGGATAGTAGGAAGTGTTGTAATATATAATAGTGTCTTTTGACGTTACTACCTTCACCCAGTAAGTAGTGTCGTGTTTCCATACAAGGAAACTATCTAACTTTGTTACTCGGATAGTGTCACTAACCGTGTCGCACCGATAACCCTTTTTAATTGCTTTGTTTAGGTGGTAATTAACCGAGCAAGACGTTAAAATAAGTAAGCAAATTAGGAATTTCATGTATGTAATTTTGGAATTTATACGCAATGACATATGAAAAGTTGGCTTAATCCGTCAGAAACTATCTTTTATCTTCTTTGCGTTGGAAATAAACCTCTTGAACCGAGCAATAAAACCCTTATCGTCTCCATACTTTACACGGATCTTTTCGTCAATGCTGACTACCTCAATGGATGCAAGGAACAAC